AAATCTTTTGATAATGATGGATTCACATTAGATAATGCAACATTTAATTATAATAATAACGGAGAAGATTACGTTGCTTGGGCGTGGAAAGCTGATGATAACGAGCCGACAATCTTTGGAGGACCTGCTATTGCAGTATATAAATTTGAGGACAATGCAAATGATGTAACAACGAATAACAATGGAACTGCAAATAATATAACTTATGCAACAGGTAACTTTAACAAAGCAGCAGTATTTAATGGTAGCAGTAGTTATATTAATATAGGTGATTTAGGGCTTGGAGGTAGTACTAAAAGAACTATATCAGCTTGGGTTTATGTAGATAGTTTAAGTTCTGCTCAAACAATATATCAACACGGTGCAAATGCTAATGGTCAAAGATTTGGTTTTGCTATTGACACGGCAGGAAAAGTTTATGTAGAATATTATAACAGAGATGCAATAACAAGTTCAGCACATATTTCTGTAAACACTTGGTATCATTTAGCGGTAACATATAATGGTGGTGCTATTCAAACTGCAACGAACACGCAAATTTATGTTAATGGTTCTGCAGTATCTATGTCATCAACAGGTACTCAAACAGGAAACGCTAATACTTCTGATAGTAACTATGGGATTGGTTATAGAAGGGCATCATCAAATCAATACTTTGATGGTAAGATAGACCAAGTAAGAATATATAATGGTGCTTTAGCACAAGAACAAGTAACTGAACTATATAATGAAACTGCATCTGACAATGATGATTTAACTTTAGGTGCTCCACCAAAATCAATAGTTAGTGCAAATGCTAATGCAGGATTTAGTATTGTTAATTGGGAAGGTACTGGTACACAAACACAAATTCCTCACGGCTTATCAGCTGTGCCTGAAATGATTATTTCTAAAAGATTAGATAGCACAAATAATTGGAGTGTTTATCATAAAGATTTAGGTTTAAGTCATAGCACATATCCTAATTGGTTATATTTAAATTTATCAAGTGTAGAACAAAATAGTGCTTCAAGTGCAAATCACCCTTATTATGCAAGACCGTCTGCTACAGTAATATATCAAAACACAGGTACAAGCGAAAGTACAAATGTTGATGGAGGTGATTACATATCTTACTGTTTCCATTCAGTATCTGGATATAGCAAGATAAATGAATACACAGGTTCTGGAAGTGGTAATACTCAAGCTGTAACAACAGGTTTTCAACCAGATTGGATTCTTATTAAAGACTATATTGGAGGTGGTTCGTGGTGGATTCAAGATTCTGTAAGAGGAGATGATAAATGGTTAAAAGCTCAATCATCAAATGCTGAAACCACTGTTAGTTATGTAGACTTTACTTCAACAGGATTTACTGTAACAGGTGGGCTAAATGACAATTCTGTAAATAGTAAATTTATATATATGGCATTTAAAATAAATTAAAATGAATGGATTTGAACCATTCACATAATGCGTAATATATAAAAAATACAATTAAATCAAATTCAATAACTTATGACACCTATTTTATATATATTATTAATTGCTGTTACTATAATATTAATTGTAGGGCAAAAATAATTGTAGGATTAATTAAGGGGTTTATGGTCGGAATATTATACCATGAGCAAGAATATGATGACAATACAATAGATTATACTTTACAATGCTTAATAGGCTTTATTAGTGTAAATGTAATTTGGACACAAACTATAAAAGAATAGTAATATATTTGTATAAATTAAATTAAATTAAATTAAATGGCAAAAAATAAAATTAAAAAAGAAGAGCTTGAAGATCTTCAGGCTAAAGTTATTAATATAAATAATCTTCAATATAAATTAGGAGCATTAGAGATTGAAAAAAATAAAGTATTACAATCTTATGATGTTGCAAAAACAGAATTAAAAACTTTACAGTTAGCTCTTAAAGAAGTTTATGGGGGTGTTAGCATTGATGTAAACGATGGTAGCATTAAAAAAATACAAAAGGCAGATGAGCAAGTTGATAAGAAAAATTAGTATTGGGAAAGATTATAAAAATGATTCTATGCATTACGCAGTGGGGCAAGACGTATATGGAGGGCATGTTATTTGTGATATTTTAGAAGAAAAAGAAAAGTATTTTATTTATATTAAAAAAAATAATGATATATTACCATGGAAAAGTTTTAATAAAAACATGGCTATATCCGTTGAATATAATTTACAGTACTAATGAAACCAATTTATTCCTTTTTAATAAAACCTAAAAAAGAAAGATACAACAATACAAAAAAAATTGGGGATAAAGAGCTAATATTAAACACGGATATATCCGATCATAAATTTATAAGCAAGGAAGCTATTGTTTGTGAAACTCCTATTATGCGTAATACAAATATTAATAAAGGAGATGAATTATATGTGCACCATAATATATTTCGTCGTTGGCATGATGTTAGAGGTATTGAGCGTAATAGCAAAAGTTATTTTAAAGATGATTTATACCTATGTGAGCTAGAAGAAATATTTTTATATAAACGCAATGGTATGTGGAAAGCAACTGAGGGGTTTAGCTTTGTAAAACCTTTAGCTAATGAAGACAAATTTTCAATAAAAAATGAAAAATCTTTAACTGGTATTATCAAATACGTAGATAACACGAACAGCTTTAAAGTAAATGAAAAAATAGGGTTTACCCCTTTTAGCGAATATGAATTTATAATTGAGGGAGAAAGATTATACAGGGTAATAAATAAAGAAATATCTATACGTTATGGATTTAAAAAAACAGAAAGAGAGTATAATCCAAGCTGGCTATAAAGCGGTTGATGAATTAGTTAAAGTAGCTAAAGAAGCTATAGTTGAAACTGATGACGACGTTTCTGCTGATAGATTAAAAAATGCAGCGGCTACAAAAAAGCTTGCAATATTTGATGCGTTTGAAATATTAAATAGAATAGAAGTTGAAAAAAACTTACTTGAAAACAAACCAACGCAAATAAAAGAAAATACGTTTTCAGGGTTTGCAGAAAAAAAATCTAAATAATGTCATATCAACAAACATTATATAAGATTATTGAGCCAATTAAAAAAACTACTATTAGTAGATTAAACAAAGGCAAGAAATGGAAATACGGATATAATGAAGAACATGATGTTGTTGTTATTAGCAAGACAGGTAAAATAGGTGAAGTATATGAAATACAAAACTTACGAATAGCTTTGCCTGCTGAAAAAGACGTGTATAGCAAAGATAATAAATGGATTCCTCACGAATATCCGCAAGAACTTAAAAGATTAAAAACAATATTTGATTGGAGGGATTATCCAGAAGAGTTAAAAGAAAAGTGGTATGTATACATTGATAAAGAGTTTACTCGTAGAGAAGAGGGTTATTGGTTCCTTAACAAGGGCAATAGCACTTATATTACTGGCACTCATTATATGTACTTGCAGTGGTCCAAAATTGATGTTGGGAAGCCAGACTTTCGAGAAGCAAACAGATTATTCTTTATATTCTGGGAAGCTTGCAAGGCAGACACAAGATGTTATGGGATTTGCTACCTTAAGAATAGACGGTCTGGATTTAGCTTCATGTCAAGCAGCGAGACAGTTAATCAAGCTACAATCTCATCAGATTCTAGATTCGGAATCTTATCAAAGACTGGTGCAGATGCAAAGAAGATGTTTACCGACAAGGTCGTACCAATATCAACGCACTACCCATTCTTTTTCAAACCAATACAAGATGGAATGGATAGGCCAAAAACAGAACTCGCGTATAGAGTTCCAGCCTCCAAACTTACAAGGAAGTCTATCAGTGCGACCGGGGCCAACCAGAGGGAAAGCCTCGAAGGGCTCGATACAACAATAGATTGGAAAAACACAGGAGATAACTCTTATGATGGTGAAAAGTTAAAATTACTAGTTCACGATGAATCTGGTAAATGGGAAAAACCAGATAATATATTAAATAATTGGAGAGTAACAAAAACAACCCTTAGGTTAGGTAGTAGGATAATAGGAAAATGTATGATGGGATCAACATCAAACGCATTAGACAAGGGTGGTGATAACTTTAAAAAATTATATCATGCTTCAAACGTTACAAAACGAAACAGGAATGGACAAACAAGCTCTGGATTATATAGCTTATTCATACCTATGGAATGGAACTACGAAGGATTTATTGACGATTGCGGAATGCCTGTCTTTGAATCTGGAGATACTAGCCGTCGCGACAATTATGGAGAAACAATTGGAACAGGAGTTATTGAGCACTGGCAAAACGAAGCAGACGGTCTTAAAAGCGATCAAGACGCGTTAAATGAATTTTATCGTCAATTTCCGCGCACAGAAGAGCACGCGTTTAGAGATGAAACAAAAAATAGTATATTTAATTTACAAAAAATATATGAGCAAATAGATTACAACAGCGATTTAAATTCATCAAAATTTATATCAAAGGGAAACTTTCAATGGGAGCATGGTGTAAAAGATAGTAAAGTAATATTCATGCCAGATTTAAAGGGAAGATTTAATGTGTCTTGGATTCCAGCAGTGCATATGCAAAACATTATAATTAATAAAAATGGAAGAAAATATCCTGGAAACGAACACTTAGGGGCTTTTGGATGTGATAGTTATGATATATCCGGCACGACAGATGGGCAAGGATCAAAAGGAGCATTACATGGGCTAACTAAGTTTAGCTTAGACGAGGCCCCTTCTAATAGTTTTTTTCTTGAATATGTTTCAAGACCTCCAACGGCAGAAATGTTTTTTGAAGATGTATTAATGGCATTAGTGTTTTACGGAATGCCATTACTTGCAGAAAACAACAAACCAAGACTTTTATATTATTTAAAAAGAAGAGGGTATAGAGGGTATTCTATGAATAGGCCAGATAAAAGTTATAATAAATTATCTGTAACAGAAAAAGAAGTAGGAGGGATACCAAATTCATCTGAAGATATAAGACAAGCTCATGCAGCCGCAATTGAATCTTATATAGATAAACACGTAGGTTTAAAAGAAGAAGGTAATTATGGGGATTTATATTTTGATCGCACTTTAAATGATTGGGCGTTATTTGATATAAATAAAAGAACAAAATTTGATGCAGCAATAAGTTCGGGGCTTGCAATAATGGCATGTAATAAAAATATGTATGCTCCCGCTGTAGTTAAAACAACAAAAAAATTAGAATTTGAATTTAAAAAATATAATAATCAAGGAAATTTTTCAAAAATATTAAAGTAAATGGCAAAGTCACACCCAACAGGATTATTCCCGAGTCAATCAGTATCTAATGCAGAAAAAGCAAGTTTAGAATATGGACAAAAGATAGGAAGAGCTATTGAATCAGAATGGTTTAAAAAAGATTCTGGTACTTCAAGATATCAGTCCAATCGTGAAAATTTTCATAGGTTAAGGTTGTACGCAAGAGGAGAACAATCAATACAAAAGTATAAAGATGAATTATCAATTAACGGAGATTTATCTTATTTAAATTTAGATTGGAAGCCAGTACCAATTATCCCTAAGTTTGTAGATATTGTAGTAAATGGTATTGCGGAAAGAATGTATGATATAAAAGCATATTCGCAAGACCCACATTCAACACAAGCAAGAACAAATTACATGGAAAACATTTTGCGAGATATGAAGGCTAAGGAATATATAGACACTGTGCAAGAAGTTTTAGGTGTAAATACTTATAATACAGATCCAAAGAAATTACCTGTAGATGAAACAGAACTAAGTGTGCATATGCAGCTTGATTATAAACAAAGTATAGAAATAGCACAAGAAGAGGCTTTAAGTAATGTTTTTGATTTAAATAAATATGAACTAGTAAAAAGGAGGCTAGATTATGATATAGCAGTTATAGGTATGGGATGTGTTAAAAACGCATTTAATAAATCCGAAGGTATAACTATCAATTATGTTGACCCTGCAGATATTGTATACTCTTTTACAGAATCTCCATATTTTGACGATTTATATTATGTGGGAGAAATAAAAAAAGTAAGTATTGTTGAGCTTAAAAAACAATTTCCTAATATATCAGATGAAGAAATAAAAAATATAGAAGAAAATGGATTGGGATCGGGTGCACTACTATACAATAAATCTTATGGGGCACTTGATGGAGATGATGAAGGATATGTATATATATTGTATTTTGAATATAAAACTTATAAAAATCAAACGTATAAAGTTAAAGATACTACAACAGGAGGTAAAAAAATAATAAAAAAAGAAGATACTTTTAACCCTCCAGCTGATCAAAGATCTCGTTTTGAAAAAGTGAATAGAGCAATTGAAACATTATATTGTGGAGCTAAAATAATTGGAAGTGAAAATATACTAGAATGGAAGCTTGCGGAAAATATGACTAGACCAAAATCTGATGTTACTAAGGTGCAGATGTCTTATAATATTGTTGCCCCTAGAATGTATAAGGGAAGATTAGAATCATTAGTTAGTCGAATGACTACTTTTGCAGATATGATTCAACTAACTCATTTAAAACTACAACAAGTATTGTCAAGAATGGTTCCAGACGGAGTGTTTTTAGATGCGGATGGTATTGCTGAAGTTGATTTAGGAAATGGTACAAATTATAATCCACAAGAAGCGTTAAATATGTTTTTTCAAACAGGGTCTGTAATTGGGCGATCAATGACACAAGACGGAGAATTTAATAATGGTAGAGTTCCTATTCAAGAATTACAGAGTGGTAATGGGGGCGGAAAAATATCTTCTTTAATTACTGCTTATAACTACTATCTACAAAACATGAGAGACGTTACTGGATTAAATGAGGCAAGAGACGGCTCGGTTCCTGATAAAAACGCATTAGTAGGATTACAAAAACTAGCTGCTGCTAATTCAAATACAGCTACGCGTCATATATTGCAATCGGGATTATACCTTACTTTAAAAACTGCAGAAGCCGTAAGCTTAAGAATTTCAGATGTTTTAGAATACGCTAATACTAATAATCAATTTATAAATTCTTTAGGAAGATTTAATGTTGCTAATTTAAAAGAGGTGTCAGAGCTACACTTGCATGATTTTGGTGTGTTTTTAGAGTTATCACCAGATGAAGAAGAAAAACAATTGCTAGAAAATAATATTCAAATGACGCTATCTAAAGACCAAATAAATTTAGAGGACGCCATAGATATAAGAGAAGTTAAAAATTTAAAGCTTGCTAATCAGCTATTAAAATTAAGACGCAGAAAAAAATTAGAACAAGATCAAGCTATTGCACGAAGAAATATAGAATTGCAATCTAAATCAAATGCGGAATCAGCGCAAGCTGCAGCGTCAATTGATATACAAAAAAATCAATCATCTATAGAAAATAAAGTAAAATTATCACAAGCTCAAACGGAATTTGATATTAAAAAATTAGAAAGAGAAGCTGCTATTAAGAAAGAGCTTATGTTGCATGAATTTCAATTAAACGTAAAGCTTAAAGAAATGGATTTACGAGTGATTAATGATAAAGACAAGTATCGTGAGGATAGAAAAGATGATAGAACTAAAATACAAGCTTCACAGCAGTCTGAATTAATAGATCAAAGAAAAAATAATAAACCGCCTAAAGATTTTGAATCTGCGGGATTTGATACTTTAGGAGGATTTGGATTAGAGCAATTTGAGCCTAAATAATAAATAAGGTTAATTATTCTTACCTTTGTTAAAAGAATAAATTATTATATTATATTATGTCAGAAGAAATAAAAGTAAAAGTTGTAGAAGAAGAAAATCTTTCTACGTCAGAAAAAGAAACTAAAGTTCTAAAAAAAATGGGACTTGATACTGGGGCTGAAACGGTCACTAAAGTAGATTTAAGAAAACCTAAAGAAAAAAAAGATGCCATTCAAGAGCAAAGCACAGATGAGATTTTTGTACGCGACGAATCCGGCGCTAGCGAAGAGGTTCAAGAAAAAAACGAAGCGCAGCCTGAAAAGTCTACCGAACAAAGCGAAGAAAAAAAAGAAGCGGTAATTGAAGAAGTTTTAGAAGAAGAAAAACCAAATTCTGAAATAAAAAAAGAAAAAGCGGTTAAGCAGGAAAACGAAGAGGATAAGGTTGAATTAAATATACCGGACGGAATAACAGAATTAGTTAGTTTTATGAATGAAACTGGAGGGTCTATGGAAGACTATATTAAGCTAAATAAAAATTATTCAGAACTAGACGAAAATAATCTTCTTAAAGAATATTATAATAATACAAAGCCTCATTTAAATGCTGAAGAAGTAGATTTTTTAATTAAAGACAACTTTTCTTTTGATGAAGAAATAGATGACTCTATTGAAATAAAAAGAAAGCAATTAGCTTTTAAAGAAGAATTAGCAAATGCTAAAAATCACTTAGAAGCTGAAAAAGAAAAATACTATAAAGAAGTTAAAACTACAGGAGCTTTAAATACAGAGCAACAAAAAGCTATTAACTTTTTTAATAGATACAATACTGAGCAACAAGAAATTGCTCATCAACAAGAGAAAGCGACAAATACGTTTAAGCAAAAAACAAATGAAGTTTTTAATGAAGAGTTCAAAGGTTTTGATTTCAACATTGAAGACAAAAAATATAGGTTTAAACTAAAAAATGTTGATACCACTAAAAATACTCAAATGGATATTATGAATGTTGTAGGTAGTTACCTAGACGAAAATAATACTCTTAAAGATGGGTATGGTTATCATAAAGCATTATTTGCCGCAAAAAACGCTGATAGCATTGCAAATCATTTTTATCAGCTTGGTAAAACAGAAGCCGTAAAGGAAATCGCGTCAGAATCCAAAAATATAAATATGGATCCGCGACAAACTAGTTCAGGCGTCGTTGAATCAGGAGGAATAAAAGTACGAGCAATATCAGGAGACGATAGCTCAAAGCTACGTATTAAATTAAAAAAATAATTAATAATTAAAATTTAAATATAAAATGGCAGCAATAACTCCATCAGCTGGAGGCTCGTTGAATTCAACGCCAGCACCAGCTAAACAGACATTATCTTCTAACTACCTATCTTTTACAGGTGGTTCTAACGATTGGTCTCAACAGTATTTACCAGACTTATATGAGCAAGAAGTAGAGGTATTTGGAAACAGATCTATAGCTTCTTTCTTAAGAATGGTAAGTGCTGAAATGCCTATGACTTCTGACCAAGTAGTTTGGTCTGAGCAAGGTAGACTACATTTAAATTACACAGGAGCGGCAGTAACTGACGCAGGTGTAATTACAATTGCAAACTCTGGGACTCATGCAGTAAGAGTTGGGCAAACTATTGTTTTAAGTGACAATCAAGCTTCTCCAACTGTTATTAAATGTTATGTTTCTGCAGTAGCAAGTGACAACACAACATTAACTGCAATTCCTTATTCGGGAGGCGCGACAGTAGGAGCTGTAACAGGTTTTGATACAGCAACTGATAGTGGATCTAACACATGTGATTTCTTTGTGTTTGGTTCAGAATTCAAAAAAGGAACAGCAGGTATGACTAATTCAGTACAGCCTTCTTTTGCTTCTTTAACTAACAAGCCAATTATCATCAAAGATAAATATGAAGTATCAGGATCTGACGCTTCTCAAATTGGTTGGGTTGAAGTAACAGGGGAGCAAGGTCAATCTGGTTACTTATGGTATTTAAAAGCTGAAGGTGACACAAGACAAAGATTTGAAGACAACCTTGAAATGGCAATGGTTGAAGGTGAATTTGCTAAAGCAACAGGAGGTGTAGATTCTTTATTAGGAACTGCAGCTGCTGATGACACAGCAGGTACAGAAGGTTTATTCGCAGCAGTGACTTCAAGAGGTCATGTTACAACGGGAATTGCCGGAACATCTACAGCTGACGATTTAGGTTCATTTGATGAAATACTTAAAAAGTTTGATGCACAAGGTGCAATTGAAGAAAACATGCTATTCATTAACAGATCTGTTTCTTTAGCTATTGACGATATGTTAGCAGCTCAAAATTCATATGGATCGGGGGGAACATCTTATGGTGTATTCTCAAACAGTGAAGATATGGCTTTAAACTTAGGGTTTTCAGGATTTAGAAGAGGTTCTTATGACTTTTATAAAACTGACTGGAAATACTTAAATGACGGTTCTACAAGAGGACTTATTGAAAACGATATAAGAGGGGTAGTTGTACCAGCTGGTACTTCTACTATTTATGACCAAATTCTTGGTAAAAACATAAAAAGACCTTTCTTACACGTAAGATATAGAGCTTCAGAAGCGGATGATAGAAAAATGAAATCTTGGACGACTGGATCAGTTGGAGGAAACTTTAGCTCTGATTTAGACGCAATGGAAGTTCACTACCTATCAGAAAGATGTTTAATTACACAAGGTGCAAACAACTTTATGTTATTAACTTCTTAAATTTTTCATAGTAGAGCAGGGTGTGATCAGTTAGATTAGCACCCTAGCTTTACTTTTTTACTAATCAATTATATATTATATTATGAAACAAAAAATAAAAGCCGCACCGGCTACAAAAAAAGTTGTTGAAGAAACAACAACAATTACTAAAGAAATTATTCAACCACCAGTAGAAAAAAAACCTACGTGGGAAATTAAAGACAGAGTTTATGTATTAAAAGACGGGTTATCTCCTCTTACTTATACAGTAAAAAGCTCTAACATTTACTTTTTTGATGAAGAAAAAGGTTTTGAAAGAGAATTAAAATACACAACAAACCAAAGAACTCCTTTCGTTGATGAGTTTAAGGGAGACGCTCAATTAGCGCATGTTGTTTTTTTAGACGGAGTACTAACAGTTCCTAAATCAAAACAAACTTTACAAAAATTATTATCACTATATCATCCACAAAGAGATCGACTTTTTTTTGAGTTTGACGCGGAAGCTAAAGCTGAAAACGAATTAGACAAAATGGAGTATGAAATAGAAGCGCTAAATGCAGCAATGAACATGGAAATTGATCAAATAGAAGCAATTGTGCGCACAGAAGCGGGTTCTAAAACATCCATGATGACTTCTAGTGAGCTTAAAAGAGATTTAATTAAAATAGCTAAAAAAGACCCCGTTTTATTTTTAGAATTAGCGAATGATGAAAATATTCAAATAAGAAATATGGGTATTAGAGCTGTTGAAGCTAATATTATAAAACTTTCAGCAGATCAAAGAACTTTTATCTGGGGCAGTACGAATAAAAAATTATTAACTGTTCCTTATGAAGAAAACCCTTATTCTGCTTTAACAGCGTTTTTCAAAACCGACGAAGGTGTTGAAGTTTATTCTGCTGTTGAAAAACGATTAAATTAATAATAAATAGTCCGGCCCTTCGGGGCCAAAGGCTATAAACATAAAAATATGGCCATTAATGTAAATACAGTATACAGAACCGTTTTATCTTTATTAAATAGAGAGCAGCGAGGATTTTTAACGCCGGATCAATATAATCGATATGCCAGAATGGCTCAACTTGATTTATTAGAAAAGGCTTTTTTAGATTATAATCGTTACTTAACAAGAAAAGAAACAGGTACTATTAATGATGAATATGCAAATCTTGCAAAACTAGCTAAAGAAAAAATTGATGTATTTTCAACATCCACAACATTAAATTTTACAGACGGTTTAGCTTCAACCCCCGCAAATTTATATAAATGTTTAATGATAAGTACAGGCTCAAGGGCTATAGAAGTTGAGGAAATCCAAAAATCAGATTTACCGCATATAACTTCATCTAAACTTACAGCTCCTAGCACTTCGTATCCTATATACTATAAACAAGGAGCTAACATTTATATATTACCCTCTACGGTTTCTTCCGCAACAATAGACTACATTTATAAGCCAATTGACCCAAATTGGGCTTTTACTACAGGAGGTACTTATGGAGATATGCAGTTTTCTAGCACAAGCTCAATTGATTTTTCATTGCACGATTCCGAAGAAGTAAATTTAATAACTAAAATATTACTATTAGCGGGTGTAACAATTAAAGATCCTAATGTTGTTCAAGTAGCTAAACAAGAAGAAATTCAAAAAATAAACCAAGAAAATTCTTAACACATGGCACTAATAACACAAACAGCTAGAGAATATTACGAAGGTCATCAATTATTTACAGGAGATGGGTCTACAGTAGATTTTACATTAACATTTACGCCTTTGCCTTCTGCGGAATCTCAATTTAGGGTATTTATAAATGGAAATGAACTTGATAATGATCTTCATTCATATAATAATTCTACAGGTGTTGTAACTTTTACAACAGCTCCAGCAAATAATGCTGCTATAAAAATATTATTAGACTCTCCTAATACAGGAAATTATAGATATATTTCTTTAAACGATATAGTAAATAACTTTATAATTTCATACATAGGTGATGGAAAAATAATAGATCATGCAAGAAAACAAGACGTTTTATTTCATACAAAAAGAGCAATTCAAGAGTTTAGTTATGATATAACAAGAGTAGAAAAAATACAAGAGGTGCAAATACCATCTACACTAGTGGTACCAATGCCTCAAGATTATGTTAATTATGTAAAACT